ATGACCCCTATTGACGAAAAAGTCAAAGGTAATAATACAAGATTAAATAATACAAGAATAAATAATACCCCCTTACCCCCAAACACCGGAAACGGCAAAGACGATTTGAACGCTAACGCGTTTGTTTCCGCTAACGCAAAAACGTGTGAGCAAGAAACCGATGAACCAACTTCACTGGAGACCAAAAACGACAGTAACGGCAACGGCAGCCTTTCAGGAAAACCGAAAAATGGGAATGTTCCGCGCCGCCGCAAATCTGCCGATGTGCCACATCAGGGAATCGCCGATTTGTACAACGAAGTTTTAGGCGGTCGGTTGCCAAGTGTTCAAGTTCTGAACGACACACGCAAACGAGCTATTACAAATCGCTGGTGTGAGATGTTGGGAACGGTAGCGCCGAACGGCAAAGTGAGATTCGAGGATAAGGAAACCGGCTTGGCTTGGTTTGCAGGCTTCTTCCGAAAAGTGGCAATGAATCAGTTTTGGATGGGCGAAAACCAAACAGGCTTTGCAGTTAACTTTGACTGGATTTTCAAGGCTGGCAACTTCGTGAAGATTCTGGAATGGCACCCACCAAAAACGAATTAAGCAACAAAGGGAAAAAACACATGAACCAAATTGAGGAAATGGAAGCCGTCCAATCACTGGCAAACGTAGAGGCAGAACAGAACATCTTGGGCGGTGTCTTGATTGAACCAACGGCGATTACACGATGTGCAATCTTGACCCCTGAAAAGTTCTACCAAGCGCAACACAGGATTATTTTCCGCGCGTTGTTGGATATGGCGGCGGCAAATGAGCCAATCGACATTATCACGCTAAACGACAAACTGGAAGCACGAGGGGAGGCAGAAAACGCCGGCGGCTTGGCTTACCTGATTGACCTTAGCCAAAACACGCCAAGCGCGAAAAACATCAGCCGGTATGTTGACATTGTGAACGACAGGTTTGTTGAGCGTGGCTTGCTTCGAGCTTCGGCGGTAATTGAAAAAATCGCAGTTTCCAAAGACGGCGAAACGGTCGCAGAAAAGCTGTCAAAGGCGGTGGATGAATTGGCGGCAGTTGGCAAAGACGCAGTAAAACGCGAAACCAAGAGCTTCACTGAAACTGTTGAGGATTTGATTCAGGATTTAGATAAACGGCTTGATGGTGTGCGCTTCGGGTTGCCTACCGGCTTGATGAAATTGGACGAAATGACCGGCGGTTTGCCAAATGGGAACTTGATTGTAATTGCGGCGCGTCCGTCTATGGGTAAAACGGTTTTGGCTGAAAACATTGCACGATTCTCGCTGAAACAAGGAAAGACAGTGCATTTTCAAAGCTACGAAATGAACGGATTAGAGCTTGCACGGCGTGGTATGGCGGCAGAGTGCAATATCCCGATGAACAACCTAAAGACCGGCAATCTGACAGAAAGCGATTACGCAAATATGCCGATTTACGTTAGCCAAGTAAAAGAGTGGAAGTTTGAAGTGAATTGCGATTTGCTGAATGTTGACGAACTTTGCTTTTTGGCTAAAGAGAAAAAACTTACTACCGGCTTGGATTTGTTGGTCGTTGACCATCTTCACATCATGCCAAGAGCCGGTAAAGACGAAGTGGCAGAGCTTGGCAACATTTCGCGCCGTCTGAAGAATTTGGCGGTTGAGTTGAATATCCCTGTCGTCTTGGTAGCACAGTTGAACAGGGGAAATACAAAGCAGGCTGATAAACGTCCAAACATGGCAGACATTCGAGGCAGTGGCAGCGTTGAGCAAGACGCAAACATCATCATCATGCCGCACCGTGAAAACTACTACAACGAAACAGAGAACCCAAGCCTTGCAGAGTTGATTATCGCGAAAAACCGTGATGGCGAAATGGGAACTGTGTTTTGTGGCTGGAAAGGGCAGTTTATGCGATTTGAGGAAGAGCCGGATTTAACTTGGCAAGCACCGAAACGGAGCGAATATGACCCTTACAGCGTCTGAAACCTGCTACCACTGCCTACACGCAGATTTTAAAGCCGAAGCAAACGGCACGATGCGCGGATTTGCAAGATGCACCAAAGCAAAGACGGCTGAAGATAAAGCGAGCTACTACTTCGGCGGCTATCGGCTTGTTACAGTTGGCCGCGATGTACTGGCAGACGTACCGAGGAAACGTCTTTTCAGGCTATCTGTTGCTGGTATCGGCGTTCATTTGGTACTTGACGGCGCAGGCGTTTTGGGGAGCGTTTCCGCCTGCTCACACGGGCATGGTCATTCCGCCGATTCTGTCATTCTTGTGCCTCTTGGCTGGCAATAACTCACTTAAATTCTTGTTTTCGGGCGAAAAATTGAAAGACAGCCTAAAGGGGGAATGATGGATTTTTTCCAATTTGGCTACCTGTTTGCCATAGGGGGCGGCATTGTCGGCAGTGCATGGTCGAGTATCAAAGACCACGACAAGATTGTCTCAAGCTTGTTTGAGGCGGTTGTATCGGCGGTGGCAGCGGCGGCGGTAGTAGAACGGTTTTTGATGGTTAATCAGGTTTGGACTTGTGCGGTTGCTGGCGCGTTTGTCGGCATCTTGACAGGCCATGCGATGGATACCGTCAAAACCCTTGCCCCCGGGATAATGAAAAGGTGGGCCAAGAAAACGGCTGACAAATTTATCGATAGCAAAGAGTAACAACAGGTCGTCTGAAATTCAGACGGCCTTTTTTAATGGAGCAGTAGAAAATGCAAGAATTGGAATGGATTAAAGAAGCGAAAAAACATCTTGGTTTGAAAGAAATTGTCGGCACGAAAGCGCATAACCCGACAATCTTGCAATGGCTGAAAGATATGGGAACGTT